GTCAATGTCGCCGTTGTATCCAAACTTAAATACACGTTTGTGTCCGGCAATTAAGCCACGAGATACTTGCAGAAAGTACGGAAACGAACCTACGCCACCACTGAACGTCATTACATTTGGATACGAGGTGATGGACATCTAAACTACTTTTCTATGAGGACGTACTTTTTTAGCGATTTTCTTGGGTTGTTTGGAGACTTGCTTACCAGCCTTAGTTGTTCTTCTTTTAGCAGCAGTGGTTTTCGCATACTCTTCCTTCGATAACGCCTTGATTGCTTTTGCCGGTAGATAACGTTCTCCGGTTGCTTTGGGTCCCTGTGTGGATGGCTTTCCACTTGCGGTTCTCCAATTTTGCTTTGTCCAAGCCTTGAGGCTTCGCTGTGGGGCACGGGGAGCCCTCTTATTTCTTCCAATTGAACACGTCGCGGTGTTTCTTCCAAAACCAGTTACCAATTTTAGTGAAAGGCTTGCCAGTATTTAGCAAACCTAATGCAAGGCAGTTAATAAAAATTGATGTCGTCTTCGATGTCATGGAGTGCATCAAGTTTTTGATTTGCATCCATCCAGCTTGCAAGGGCGGCATCAAGCTTTTCCAAGTCGATTGTACAATGTTTGTAAGTGTATTCAGCATTCTTTTTCTGTGCCTCATATTTGTGCCGCAGGGCGTCTATTGCAAGTTGTCGCATAGGTTCTCCTCTGGCTCTATTATAGAAGAGAAACCGGTGCGTGTCAAACGTTTTGTATGATTAGCCAGAGGATGGGTAGAGTTAAGGCTACGAACAGGACGATTATACCAAACATAAATATATTGTAGATTAACTGGTCTCGCTCTTGGGCTAGTCGTATCTGTTCCTCTTGTTGTTTTTTACGCAAGTCGGCTTGTATTCGAATGATGTCCTGCCACGCATTTACACCGTACTGTCCGATGATAAAGTTGCGGAGTTCGTTTTCCATCTGTTCAGCCTTCTTCTTGGCTGCAAATGTTTCGAGGGCTTCTTCTTCAACAGACCCGAACCGTCTGCCCTTCGCTTTGTTGTGTTCGTTCTTTACGGCGTGGATTGCGTTCATCCAGCGACCTAAGTCACCTGCCATCGACTCAACTTCTTTGCCTACCTCAAATCCTTTTTTGATTGCGCTGTAGGCTGTAGTAGCAATTCCGATAGCAGTGATTGGGTCCATTGTATCCTCATTTAGCTACGGGTTTGCAAACTGCTATTATCTTGAGTCGTTTTCCGTCTCCTATGGGAACAGACCGCTGGTTAGACAGCCGTTCCGCAAAGTATAAACATCTGTCAATATCTTTGAAACGTTGGGTTTGGTCGATTAGGGTTGCCCCCATGTAAACCGCAAGAATAAACTCAATCACGGTATCCGCCGCCAGCCTTTTTATAAGCTACGGCTAACATCTTGGCTTTACGTGCTGACCACTGTCCGGGTTTGCCACCCTTGCCACCGGCCTTTATTTGTTCGAAAAGTCTTTTTCTCAGGGTTGGCTTAGTGTAGTTGCCAGCTTCATTAACTCGACTTTTGCTCTTCGCTTGAGGCTTCGTCGGTTTGCTAGCTTTTCTAACCCTGCCACCTTTCTTGAGTTCTTGTTCTTTCTCCACGCCTTTAAGTTTCCCGGCGTTGGCTGATGCGTAGAAGACTTGTTCACCCCGTTTGCCCCCATAGGTTCGTTTCATGGACTTCATTACTTCTTTACCTTTGGATGTTAGGGGCATCAGTCTTTTTTCCAATCTTCGTAAGCTTTTTTAACACTCATACCCAATTCTTCATACCAAGATTTCTCTGCGCTACCTGCTGCCTTGCGCCCTCTTAAATTTAAAGGCTTTTTGTCTTCGACCCAGTTTTGAAAAGCGTTACCAATAAAAACGGCTTTTTTACCGTTGATTGTTCTAATGTTTGTTTTTGCCATTTTAAAATTCCCCTGCCTTCATAGCATCAGAAAGTTTAACGGCCCGCGAACCCACTTGTCTGGCCCACTTCGAATCCATCATCTCCATTCCGGCAATGTCAAACCGACCCTCGTGAATAGCATTCCACATCTTAACAAACTTACACAGGCGGGGAACACCCATATTAAATGCCATGTCCATGAGGATGAGTTGACGAACAGAGTCTAGGTTTTCTACGCACGGATGAACCCGACACAGTTCGTTTTCTACAATACGGATATCGTTGAGGGCAAGATATCGTGCGTCTGCTTCTGTGATGCCGTGGTCATAGACAATCCCCATGTTAGGAATGTCCATGTAATCTAACTCTTCTTTGGTGATTCCCCGGTCTTTGAGATTGCGTCCGATACCGATAGTATCGATACCCAAGCTGTCTTCGTAGACAGTGAGGACCATACCTTCGTGTTCGATGAGTTTATCTAGGAAATGCTAAGTATTGTATTTCATTTCCGTGACTCCGTAATACGATGATTAGATTGACCGGGATGTTTGCCTTCGTGGTTCATCCACACGGCGAACGCTCCTGTCATTGCGCCGGTTACAACAGATACTAAACCAGCCTGTGCTGCACTGGGTTCTGGTAAGGACATGAACCACTCGACTACACGCCAACTCATTAGCGTCATTACGAGCATCATAAATCGAGGTAGAAGTTTCCATTCAAGTATCTTTTCTGCAGCCATTATTTTTTACCGAAGAATTTAGTTGCCGAACGAACTCCAAAAGAAGCCGCAACGATGACTCCAAGTGAGTATTGATACCATTCAGGCATTTCGTTGAGTCTTGCAAATCCATTAGCAACCACATCTTCCATTCCGGGAACGAAGGCAAGGATTAAAGGAATACTAAACAAAATAGTCAGCCATTCGTCTTTCCACGAGGACTGACTACCTTTAGCCATTTCTAAATCCCAATCAATCTCACCGGTAGCTTTCTTTTGCATGACGACAGCTTCTGCTTGTGCCATAGCTACCTTCGTTGCAGACTGGGCTTTCTTTTCTTCAACTTTACCGCTCAACCAAGTACTGGCTAAGTCGGCTACGGGTCCAATCAGTAAGTTTAGCATGTTACCACTTCACCTTGTCTGCCCAGTATGCTGCGGATAATTTACCACGTTTAATGTTCGCAGCGTGACGGGCTTTGAAACTTGCACGTTTCTTTTTCATCCGTTCAGATTCACCAGCTTTGGGTTTACCAGCAGTCTTGGCACCCTGTTCGCCAAATCGAATCATCTTAATAGTGTCGCCTTCTTTGGCAAGAACTACGTGTGACTTGGTAGGATGTTTTGGAGTTCGCTTGGGTTTGTTATATCCTGCGAACGTTTCTCCACGATATTCAATGGTCATAGGGTTTACCCCCGGCAAGGTTGCTTGCTTATATCATAAAATAAAAAGGGTGTCAAGGGGGCAAGTTGCCCCGCCCCCAAGACTTTTTAGTTAGGCAAATGCAGCGGCTGCTGGGTCAACAGGACCAGCAGGAACCATCACAGCAAATACCCGAATCTTACCGTCCATGTCGGCGGTAACACCCAGCAGGTCCAGTGTATCGGCTGCTGAGTAGTATTTGGCTGCAGAACCGGTTTCTTGACCAGTTGCATTTTGAGCAATGTCAGTTACCCATGTGTCAGGAGCAGCGGCATCACCCATGTCGATGGTGCCAGCGTTGCTTCCTGCAGTGATAACTTCGATACCCGCACACAAAACAATCGTGTTCGCAGGAACCTTGATTACATCAATGGTATCTGCAGCAGCGAGGTTTGTGGTTGAGAAATCGAGGATTGCTTGAGCGAGGTATGCCTTTGAGCCAGCAGGGACTGCAACGGCATTATCGGTAATTGCGTAAGCTGTCATTAGTCAATCCCCCCTTAAGCTACTGTATCTACAACACCGCGAACGAGTGCTTCTGGGCGAAGGACTTTACGTCCAAACACATGAAGACCACGAACGATGTCGGAGAAGGTTTCAGTTGACCGAACTACTTCGGTTTTTGCAATGTGAGATGCAGTTGCAACGGCTGACATGTGACCAGCCAAAACAACAGACTCACCTGCAGCAGCAGTAACACCACTGATGCTGATTGCGTCTGTGCCACCGGCTACGAGAGCGGTTGACTTGTAGCAGTTAAAGCCAGCAATCTGACCCTGCATTACAAGACCGTTCCGCAGTGGTGAGGTGCCGTCGCCGGTTACCTGTACTTCTGCAAACTTTGCACCGGCTGGGAACAGCTTGGCGTAGAAAGCAG